TATAATTGCACCCCCAGTGAGTTTATTATTTAGTTTCACGCCACCAAAGTTCACCATTCCGTTATCATAAGTAACATCTTTGATATTGGATAAATACATTGTTTGTATTTTTGATGATAATCCAAACTTATACTGAGTTATAATATTTGAAAGTCCGTTTGTTAAAATATTAGCAGATAAAATATCATAAATAAGTTTTTGAGGTTCAAATGAAAATACCCTACCACCGCTACCAACAAGTTTTCCAAAATGAACAGAATGATATCCAATATTCGCACCAATATCTATTACAAGATTATTTTTTTTTATAAGATTATAATATAAATTTACAAGATGACCTTCCCACGAACCATGTGTTGAAATAGTGTTAGAAATAGTATCATTTTCTATACCTATAAATTTAGCATTCGTTGAATCTTTTAACTCTATAAGTTTTATCATTCTGTGATTAAATTTCCAAATGTTGTTTTTAACCAATCATTGATATCCCCAAAATTTCCTATTACTTTGTATTTTAGGAGGATTTTCATAAAATCCATTTTGTTTAGTGGTTGGATTTCTTCGTTGAATCTATCTAAAACTTTCATTTTAACTTGACCCGATATATCAACATCATCCAATTGCATCAAATCTTGATTTAATAAGATTTGTCTTTTTGATTCGAGAATATCTTTATAGATTTTTATCTTACCTTTTGTTTCTTCTATTTTAGTTTCACATAAATCAAATAAATCATCTACTGATAATTTAGCACCACCTGTTATTTCAGGAAATCTTTTCACTAATGTTTTGATTCCACATCCATAAACACCAGGTATGTTATCTGATTTATCTCCATCTAAAACTCTATAAAGTAAAAGGTTTTTAGATTCTATTCCGTATTCTTCTTTTACCAATTTTTTGTTGTACATTTTCTTTTTGGTGGGTGACCAAACGATGGTAGTGTCATTAACTAATTGGAGAAAATCTTTATCAGTTGACATTATCACCGCTTGCTCATCTTCTTTAAGAAGGTTTGTTGTGATATAAGCCATAACATCATCAGCCTCTACACCATCATAAATCATAGTAGTAAGAGGCAACCCATGTAACATTTCGTTTAACCAAACGAATTGTCTTTTCATAGATTCTCTTTCATCCTCATCGTTCATCAAATCAGCATACTGACGATTTACTCTGAGTTGATTCTTATCTCGTTGTGCTTTATATCCACCAAAGGCCTTTTTTCTTCGTTGGGAGCCACCTTTCCCATCAAAAACTACAACAACACGAGTCGGTTGAGTTTGTCTTATTGCGTATCCAATAGATTTAAGAGCTCCTGTTACACCACCAACATGGTCACCATCATCATTCATTGTAGGAATTGATGACCAACATCTGATAAATGTATTTAGACCATCAATAATAAGGACACGAGAATTTTTGTGTCTATTGATATTCTGGTCTCTATCTCTATCAACCGAATCTAAAATGTTTTTGTAGAGTTCTTTCATGTAAGAAGTTCTTTGTTATCTGATGTACTCTCATACACATTAAGTGCTTCTAATCTATCTAAAGAATCAGCAAGTAAAGCAAGTGCTTCCTCAGCATTCTTATAGAAATCTTCAGTAGAGTGGTCACCAATACCAACCGCCTTCTTATCTAATAATTCGAGAGATAAAAGTGCTTTAGCCTTATCAGCCTCAGCACTTTTTCTCAACATCGTAACTAATTTACTCATATTTAATTTTTAATCGTTTTCTTCGGCACCTTCGGTATCCACTTCCATTGCATCAATATCAAGTGTATCTGATTTGTATTGTAAGATAGTTTCTTCACAAATCTTTTTGTAGATTTGTTCTCTAACATCTTCTCTTTCATCCATCAAAGGAATAAAATCTTTTGATTGGAATTTCATTTCTTCACCTGTTTCTGTATCAACGTAAGTGTACCAAGCACCAGCTTGTTTAACTAATTTGTTATCTTTCATAACACCGAGCCATGAACCATAATTATCAATTCCCCTATCAAAGTAAATTTCAAAATCAGCCGCTCTTAGAGGTGGGCCCATTCTGTTTTTAATTACTTGACAACGAACTTTCATCCCAACAACCTTATCTTGGCCGCCTACTTTTTGTTTGATTTGTCCCATGTTCTTCAATCTCAATCTAACAGAGGCATGGAAAGCAAGAGCCTTTCCACCTGAAGTTGTCCATGGGTCACCAAACATAGCATTCATCTTTTGTCTAAGTTGGTTAGTGAATACCAATGAGATTTTCTGTCTACCAATCATATTGGTAATTTTTCTCATCGCCTTAGAGATAATAATAGCTTTATCAGTAGCATATCCATCTTTCTTGTAATCTGCCGCTAATTCATTAGTTGTAGAAGCAGCCGCAACCGAATCTACCACTATTGTTACTATTTTATCTTTAGAAGTTTCTCTAACTTTAGAAATGATAGTTTCTGTAAAATCAAAGATTTGTTCAACCGAATCTGCTGTTACATAAAGAAGTTTAGAAACGTCAACACCGATTGCTTCTAAAAATTCTCTACTTACTGCAGTTTCTGTATCAATCAATACTGCAACTCCACCTTGTTTCTGTGTTTCAGCTAAAAGGTGTGCCGATAGTAATGATTTTCCACTTTGCTCCAAACCTGTAACTTCTGTGATTCTACCAACAGGCAAACCACCATAAGGACGATTGGAAATGGCAACATCCAACATAGCACAGCCAGTTGATATCCAACCTTGTACATTTGTAGGAGCGGTATCATCATCAAGGAAAAATGCTACCTTATTATCTTTCGATTGTTTGTTTAGCTCACCCGCAAGGATATCCGCTAAATCCATTTCTTTCTTCGCCATATAGTTTGGAATTAATTGTTAAACAAATCATCAAATGCAGCTGCTACATCATCAGTTTTCTTTGAATCTGAAGTTGTAGTTTCAACTACTGGTTCACTTTTGGTTTCAGTTGAAAGTGTTTGTTGTGATACTGATGTTTCATCAGATTCGTTCTCACCACTTGGATTTAACCAACCTTCAAGTACCGATTTTAACTCATCGTAAGATAACTCAGAATATAAATCTGTAATTTCAGTTTGTGATTCAATAAAAGAAGTTGCTCTTTCAGCATCTTCACTTACTGGTGATGTTGATGGTTTAACTCTAATAGTAGTAGTTGGATAAGAAGTACCAGCTTCTTCTGCTGATTTGTACTCGATTGTTAAATCTCTACCACTTGTTGGGTCGGTGATATCACCATAATCAGGGTCTGCAATGTAACCTAAGATTTCTTGATATACAGTTTTTCCGAATCCCCAAAATCTAACTCCTTCACCTTCTTCTCCTCTTACAACAACAGGTACGAAAGTTCTCAACTTAGGCTCCATGGCCTTCGCTGCTTTCCAATCATCTTTATCACCCATTCTTTTTAGTTTATCCGCAAACTCTACAATAGGGTCTGGTCTACCAAATGATTGTGGTGAAAGATAAGTTTTGTTGTTAATGTTGTAGTGAAAATAAAGTTCAATGAAAGGATTATCTGGGTTGAACTTATAGGGAACGATTCTTACTTGATGTTTCCCTGGTGTTGGTTTCCACAAAGCATCTGTTTTTCTTTGTGTGTTTTGCAGTTTGTTCAGTCTGCCTCTAATTGCGTTAATGTCTAATGCCATAATAACTCCGTTTTAAATGTTAAATAATTAATTTTTTAAGTTTAAATTTTGAGTGCTAAACTAACAACACTCGGTGTATATATAAATATAACAAAACCTCAAAAACCACCGAAATTTTTGAAGTTTTTATTAACAATTACTTAGCCCATTTACCTCGTTGAACCAATTGAGAAATTATTCCATAGATACTTAAATCTTCATAGGTATCTTGAATATTTTCACCAACTTCATCGGGTTGTCCTTTAACAACTAACTGAAGTAATCTCTGTATTTTATCATTCTTTCTAAACCACAAACCCGTCAATGCAACCTTCACATCTTCTTCGGTTTCTAAAGATGAACCAACTGAAATATTTCCTGGTCCATAATTTCTTTGTTTCTTACAAAATGTAAGATACATCTCATCTAAAATCTTTTTGAATTCTTCGGTTGTTTGTGGGTATATTCTTTCACAATATTCAACTGCGGTTTCTTCTTTCATTTCTCTTTTAAAATTTATTTATACAAATATACGAAATTATTTTTAAAGTTCCAAACAATTTCGTATTTTTTTTTAATCGTGATACCAAAATTCTTCTCTGGCTATCACTTCCAATCGTTTCCACTCATCTTTGAGTTCTTGTAAACTCCAAGATTCGTAATCTATACCACGAGGTCTTATACCATATGCCTCTTTATACAAATCACTCATACATTGTAGAAATTCTTTTTTACTCCATGTTTCAATAACACTCATAGTTTTAAATTTTAGTAAAACAAACTCATTGCTCTTTCCAATCCATCCTCAGTAGCTAGGTGTACTGAATCCAATCTTACATTTAGAGTATCTGAATCCTTATACTCTTGAACTGCTAACCTCTTAGCACCTTTCAATGTCTTTGCCCATACTGTGTTCCAACCTCCACCTTCGAAGGAGAACATATACTGTTTTAATTTTAACTCTTTACTCATTGTTTTATATTATAGATTTTATTAATTATTTTACTTACCAAATACAATACCGGATATAACCTCTTCTACTATATTTCGGTACTTTTCTATTTGTTGTTCCATATTTAATCCAACAAAAGAAATACTACCAACATGAGTGTAATCACCAGTTTCAACATTCGAATGTGCGATTGGACAACTTCCTTCTTCACCTTCCCAATTTGGAGTAGCATATACTACTTCATCGTAATTTTCGTTGTACCATTCAATGGCACCACTCATACTATCCATTGATGGTGAGAATCCGTATAATGGTTTCATTAACTCAATTTGTTCTGGTTGTAAATAGATTTGATTTTTCATTTTTAAGGTTTTAAAAGTTTAACGCTGGTGAGAACTCACTCACTCATTTACATAGTAAATATACGAAAAAAATTTGAATTACACAAGCATTTTTTCATTTATTTTATCCGATTTCCATTTCGTATTGACGTTTCTCATTGTCATGTTCTGAGTAAACTCTAAGATTTAAGTAATCACCATACTTACTATAATTGCCAATGTAACTAAAATCGAAACTATCGAAGTTAGTATCGTTTTCTTCTAACCAAGAATACTGTTTTTTAGTTAGATATTTTAAATCGTTTAATTTTTTTACTATTGGATTCATGTCTCTCATTTTTAAGGTTTTAAATAAATAATTTATAATCTTTTTCGTAACTTATTGCTTCTAATTCATATGGGTGGTCATTGTAGTTATAACCCATATTGTAATATCTTTTAAACCAACTTGGTGATTGTAAGTAGTGAATGTATTCGTGGATAAGAGTTTGAATCACCATCTTTCTACTTTTCATCTGAGGATAGTATATTGTGATTTCATTCATCATTGAACAATACTCAGCATGACACTTATCTTCCTCACCTTGAGCACCTTCCTCACCACTATACTTTTCATAGATGTTTCTGTGAAGTTCTACATAAGGAGTACATTCTTGGAATTTTGAGAACCCATAATGTTTCTCAATCTTTGGGAAGATTTCTTCAACTATTTTTTCAACTGTCTCTTTTAACATATCACTCATTTACATAGTAAATATACGAAATATTTTTGATATATCCAAGCAAAAAGTGAATTATTTTTGATTAAATTCTATTACCTCGAAGATTCTTGTAGAAATTTTCTTTGTTCCTTCTACATTGGTAACGATGATTGAGTTTTTGAATTTATCCCAATCGATAGAGAATTTTTTATCCAATACACCACCATTTTCTTCTTTTACTAATTCGTTAAGTGCATTGATTGTATAAAGAGTATTAGATTGTTTTTTTCTATGCACCAATATAGTATCACTCAGAGGTTTCTCTGGTTTATATTGTGTATCTATATTGTATGTAACAAAAAGTTCATCCAAATTCCCCTTATTTTGCAGAACATAAATGTAGTTATAAACTATGTGATATGTTTCTCTAATAAGTTGTAGGGTATTTTGAAGTTCCTCTTTTGTTGTAAAAGTACAGAGTAACTGTGTTTGCATATTAATCCTATCTCACTATTATTTATACTACTATAAATATAAAATTATTAAACCAAAGGATTAAATAATATACTTAATCGATAAAATCTGAGAATATGAATGCTATTCTGTTATTAGATACATTTCTAATGTATAATCATATACCTCATTTAATGCGTTTTGAAATACTTTACCAAGTTTTTTATCAGAAAGAACCTTATGAGATATAAATTTTTTATCAATTAGATACTTTATCATTCCTTGTTGGCCCTTACCATCTAATCGATATTCATCAGAATTACCAATTTTTCTGGCCTCTTCCCATGCTTCTTTAAACTCATCTTGTCTATCTGGTTCATCAGCCATTGATAATAAAAATCCTCTATATAAATTATCAGAAGAAAGTTTTATAGTTCTCCTACCACTTTTATCAGTAAGCCCTCTACCCAATCCCATTGCCATTAGGGTATTTTTACCAATTTCTGATTTTAGTTTGGCAAGAGCCTTTTTATCTTCTTTAGTTTCTGCCACTTTTCTAAACTCATTTCTTGCATTTGTGTAAGTTTCATCATCCACATCAAATGTTTCTTTAAGAGTTTTAAAATCATATCCTTTTTTGATTTTTCCTTCTTCTAATACGAGAGCAGCTTTTTGTTGAGTTTGAGATGCAACTTTATTTATCGTTTCGTAAGTTTCACTTTCTTTTTTAAATTCTTCTTCCGATTTACCAATTTGGTCATCTACGATTCTTTCATAGAAATCCTTCATAGATAAATTAGATTTTTTCTGATTAATATTAGTTGCACAAATGATAATATTATCATCATGTTCTCTATTTAGATAATCTTGTTCAGTTGGTTCTCCATTATCCTTATTATCAAATGCAACAGTATGTTCTAAATCAATTGCACTCAAATCAAGTGGCAATCCAGTATAAGGGTCTTGCCCTCCTTGTTCTAAAATACATCTCCAAACAAATCTACCTCTATCTTTATTACCAGGATTTCCTCGTTTTACTTCTAATTTCCCCTGTTCATCTTTTTTGATGTTAGGGTCAGATTTATCCGAAGTTACAGTTCCATCATTTCTAACATATCCTAAAAAATGTTTATCTTTTCCAGCATCACCAACTTTACCTTTACCCATTAATGATTTTTGTAAAGATTCAGGTAACAAATCAAAAGAAGATTGTACATAATCTTCATTTACTTGAATTTTTCTTGATTCCTTAACAAATTCTTTAACAGTTTCAGCAGAACCATCTCCATAAGCCTTCATCAAGTAATCTTTGTTAGAAGCTAATGTTTTAACATCAAGATATCCTAATCTGTTTTTACCAATACCTGAGTTTTCTCTACCTTCAAATATTTGTCCTTTTG